ACATCAGCAAACGGCTTACCGCTGTCAACCATGGCTTGCACCGCGATAGGAGCGATATTGGCCTCGGCCGCGCAACGGCGGATTTCAATTTCGCGCTGTGCATTGGCAAGAGCCACGGAATCCGCAAAAGCGGTTGAGGCAACGGGGCTTACGGCGGCTTGCACTACTGCAAGGGCAACAGGGGCCGCTTCGGTAGAAGCAACCACGGGAGGCGCTTCGGTGACGGCGGCCGGTGCGCTCCCGGCCTGATCTTGCGTGGGCATGTGTTCAGCTCGGGAGTGTTCAGGGTGATCTCCTGATTCTATTCTAACCATTGACGCCAGGGCCTTAGACACCCACCCTGGAGGGTTAGGGAATCGCCCCGCAGGCAGAGCCGGGACGCTGGCACGCACGTCTACCGGGTCAATCACTGCATCAATCAGGCCAGCCGCCAGGGCCGCTTCGGCGGTGAACCAGGTACCACCCCCCTGCGCCGCGCCCATCCATTCCACAATCTGTTCGACCGATTGGCCTGATGCCTTGGCATAGGTGGTGGAATAAACCTGGGAGTGAACGCGCAGCATGGCCGCCGCGGCATCCATCGAATCGGCGTCTCCAACCGATCCGCCCCAGCAGTTGTGGATCATCAGCAGGGCGTTGTCTGGCATCAAGCGGCGATCACCCTTGGCTTTGCTGATAGCCATCGGGATAATCGAGCCTGCAGATGCTGCCAAGCCATCTATCACATAGGTTTTCTTGCCTTTGTAGGCCGCCAACACGTCATGGATTGCCATTCCTTCGACCGCCACACCGCCAGGTGAAAACAGGTGAATCTCAACATCACGCCCCCCTGCAGCGTCCAGCGCTCGGGCCACGTCGTCAACCAACACGTCAACCCCGACTTCGCCATAGAGCCGCAACACTGGGGCAGTGGCGGCGGCTTTAACGGTTACTCCTGGGGCCATTGATGCTCAGATGCTGAGGGTAGTTTAAGCGGTCAGCGCCATCAGTCCGGCGGATCGCTGCTGCCTTCTTCTGCTCCAGGGTCAGGCGCCGAGTTGGTGAATGCAGATCCTGCTGGGCGAGCCTGGGTTACGCCAGCATTGGAAACCAGCGCGGCATCTGTACTCAGGATTAGGCTGGCATCTCTGGCTCTTTGCATATCTCTGCTCAGCTCTTCAATTACTTCCTCTGGTACATAACCAAATGATAGCTGTACTTCTGACAAGCTCATAAACCCAGCCCTCACAGCCAAAATCAGCGCTGGAATTTCCTTGGTTGGATCGATCATCTCCCGACGCGGCGGGGTATGGGTCCAGCTCATTGGCCCTTTCAGCAGGCCAACCATCCGAGCCAATTCGTCGTGCCACTCACACACCGGCGCCAGCATTCCGGGGATGGAAACCTTCCCTCGCAAGTAAGCAATTCGCCTACTAAACTCAAGCCATCCGCCTCTAAAGCTCGAATAATTGACGTTTGACAAATCACCCGTCATTGATTCGTAAGTAATCTCGTAAGCTGCTGCTACGGCGTGAGCGTACTCACGATGAGTGCTAACAAAATCACCGGAACTTGGCGGGGTGAATGCCTGAAAGTTTCTACCTGGGGGCATGTGCTCAACTGCGCCAGGCTCGATCGTGTCAAACTCCAGCCCATTTTTTTCGGGATCCGTGGACGCCTGCGTATCCGAGTCGTAAGTAACCCCAAAAAAGCAAGCTGAAATTTTATCTTTCATCTGCTGAGCTGCCCTGATGTCGCCCATATCCCGCAGGGTCAAAATCGCTGCCGTGCCAAACGGAAGCCCCATTCTCTGGCCAGCTCGCTTGCAGTCAAAATGCAAACTAATTTCTTCTTTCGGGACAAAAGTGCTTTGCACCCTGACGCCAATACCTAGCGACGTTTCGCCAGGGTGGCTGTCTCTAATCCAGTAACCCATCAAACGGCCTGCGCTATCAAACTGCTGGCCAAATAATATGTCTTGAGAATTGTCTTTATTAAAATCTAACCAGTCAGGCTCAAGCATCTGCACTTGCAAAGGCACTATTCCGTAACGCTCAAATAGTTCAGGGTATATCCGCTTCCGCACCAGTACGGCGCCGCGAACCACTGTGGTTCTGGCCCCAACGGATTGATTGCCGTACCAATCATGGATGCCGTAAAAATCGCTATGTCGTGATTCTGCCCAGGTATTATAGCTTGTTTTATATTTGCTAGTTGCGCCTATGGGAGTGCTCATAATCCCATCGCCAATCCAATTATTTACAATCACGCCAATCGCTCTGGAGGCGTAGGCATCGTTATCGGCAAGATCCTGGTGCCGCTTGACTAGCCAGTAGTACGCCTGTCGCAAATCGCTGTTTGGGCCGCTGTTGTTTGTCCGCCAGCCAGAGGTTCGCCGGGTGTCCTCTGCGGCCTCAAACCGGGCCATGGTGCGGCGGGCAAGTTCCCGGTCATCTCGGAGCCGCTTGCCTTTGCCCTTGCTCTTACCCTTGCCCATCAGGTTGGCCGAGACACGCTGAAGTAGGTGCGGCGAACCCGACGCGAGGTAGTCGGCTCCGCCTCTGCGGCCATGGATTGTTCGATCCGGCGCATTTCATCCAGGCTTCGATAGGTGATCTCCCGGCCGTCGCTGAATCGAGCTTTCAAGACGCCTTGATTGATCTTGCTGCGCAGCTCAGCAAGATCCGCAGCAACATCCTCAGAGGTATAGGCCATGGCCCCATCTTACCTCTTTAGCCAACCTTTGCGCCGGTCGGAACCGCCTGCATTAGAGCCCTTCAACCAGCCCGACCGCTGGGGGTCTCGTGCTGGGGCCGGCGCTGCCCCTCCCCCTCCCCCTCCCGGCGCCTGGGTGCCCAAGGTGCGGGCGAGCTGGGCCCACATGGTGCCTTTGGCATAGCGGCGGGACACCAATAGCATCGCGGCATAGGCCATCCTGGTGCAGTCGCCGCCTTCGTCGTTGCAGCCTGGAGGATTGATCCAGTGGTATTCGGTGCGGGCCCGGGTCTTCGGGACGTACTTCCAGGGGAACAGCTCCCTCAGGAACTCATCTGTAGAAGCCTGCCCAAAATGCAGGTATCGAGGCCCTGGCTGCTCAACCCGAAGCATGGCCTTCAGCATGTTCACACTGGCGTCGTAACCAGTGGTGTAGAGCAATCCGCCGCGGCGGGTGACTGATTGATTCTTGCGGTTGACCTCTGTCGGCTTGCCCTTCTGGATGATCGGCAGCCCCTTGGTGCCTGATCCTTTCATCGCAACCCATCGATCGGGACGGGCGCGGCAGAAATCCTCTACCTGCTTGCTGCACAAGCCGCCATGGTCAACACCCCCCAGGTTGGCCTTCATGGTTCCCCCGTCCTGACGGGCCCAGGCCTTCGTGCTGATCACGTCCAGCTGCTCCCATACCTCCGGCTGCTGGGGGTCCCCCTCGATTTCAAAATGGGCAATGTGCCAGCCCTCCTCACCAGCCCCCCAGCCCCAGAGGGTGTAGACCAGCCGCTCGCCCACGGTGCCGCCGCCGCCCTGCACATCCACTCCATCGGTCAGCAGCAGCACTCCAGTCGGAATGTCCCACTCCTCGCCGTCCCATGGGTAGCCATTGCCGAAGCCTACATTTTTTCGCCGCTCGGCTAGGCCGTCGCCGGTAAGTTTGCTGGTTATTTCATCAGCCCATGGCACCCCTAAATCTGTATTATGAAATGTTTGCATGGGCGCCACATTCCCCATTTTCATTTGCTCCAGCGCTACCCGATGCCGGGCCACCAGCTCGGGCCACATGGCCGCCCGGTGGTAGCTCATGCCAGGGCCCACCTGCTGTGATCGCCAGATCGGCACACCGTTGCGCAAGACCTGCTTGCTGCGATCCAGACCCAGCGGGCAGGCCCAGCCAGCTGCCTTGTCCATCGAGTACAGGTTGCTGTAGTCGATTGGGGTTTCGCAATGCTCGCAACGAATCCGCCCTTCATCAGGACCTTCCTTTATGAAATTCTCCCATCGCAGTTGTTGGTAATGGTTACAGTGCGGGCATGGATAATATCTATACTGTTGATCGCCTTTCTTAAAGGCTTGCTCCATGTAATCATTAGGGTATATTGGCGTGCCGCCAATCGTAAAGAACGGATCCCAAATGTTACCGGCCCGCTGAAACAGGTTTCCAATGGTGTCACCTTCGGGACTGTCGTAGGTCGCCGGCTCTTCAAACAGGATTGGGCTTCGCTCCACCCGACGACCAGACCGAGGCGTTGCGGCGCTTACCAGGTGGATCAATGCACCATTGACAAGCTGCTTAAAATCGTAGCTATTTTTTAACGCTCCTTTTGTTTTTTTATTATTTAATTGTCCTTTTAGCCTGGGTATTCCATGGTTATCGTCAAACATTGAATCTATATCTTCGGTGCTGTATTTCTGTACTTCAGAGTCTGTAGGCTGCACCAGCATAATCTTAGATCGGCGCCAGTCCGAGAAAAACACGATTACTGCTTTCACGTACTCTGACCAGCCAACCCGCGACGGCTTCTGGCAAACCATGCACTCAACCTCTGGGTCAGTTGGCGCCAAGAACCAATCTTCTTGATATGGCCTAGTTCTCCACTTCTGCCGGCCATCAGTTGCGCTTGTAACATAATAATGAGTATTACTATAATCCAGCATCGTCATAAACGGTTTAGGCTTTACCATGGCGGCAAGCCGTTTGGCCATCTTTCGGATATTGCGATCAATCATTCCGGTAGCTCTTCAAACTCGTTAGAAGATACAGATTCGAAAATTTCGGATATAATCCTTTCAATTTCGCTTAGCTCTTGGTGGGTAAGGTGGGGGATCATTGCCTTGATTCGCTTATGAGCGGAGCTTGCTAGGGTGGTTAATTGGAGCAAGACAGCGTTATAGGCTATTTCCATATCTGCTCTATAGGCTAGCTCTTTTGCTTTTTCCATTCGATCCATTCGAGCAATCAAGCGCTTTTCGCGCTCGTGCAACGCCCTCTCCTTGTTGAAATCCGCTTTCTCTGTGTCTGGATCGTCGTCCAGTCCGTCGATTGGATCGGCGGGGTCCGGCAGTGTTTCCGTTTTTGGCTTAGGCGATGGCCGGGCCTTTGCAGGCTGCTGAGCCCGCTTGGCCGTGGGCACCTGGTCTTCTGGGGTGGCAGTCTTCGGTCTGGGCCCCTGATCTTGGCCGGCATTGGTCCCACGGGGCGCCGGGTCGGTGGCCCGTGCCCACTGCTCATCAGCAAGAACCGGGTCAATCTCCCAGCCCTTTCCTTGACGCTCAACCGCTGGAGATTGCAGCCGACCATTCTTAATCGCCCTGAGCACTGATACATGGGTGGCCCCTCGGAGGCCCAGGGCCTTGCGGTGATCGGCGTACTGCTGGAGGTTCACTCTGCCCGCGTCACCGGCATCGGATTTGTACCCATGGACATATTGTAACCAGCTGCGTACAAAATAGGTTACAACCTTGTGATGCCAAGCGATTACACCGGTTACGGCCTGGCCCTGGCAAGGGTTGTACCTTTATTGAGAAGCGTTATCAACAGAAAAACCGTGGTCCGAATAACCCTCAAAATCCCAAGGCCCGGAAGGACCCAACGCAGACCCCAGTCATGCCAAGGGCTTGCCTGCCGCGCCGAACCAGGAAATTTTTTAGGTCAACGCTTTGCGGCGATTGACGCCCCTGAAACGTGTTCACAGTGATACAAAGCGGCTCGATCATCGAATGCGGGGATTGCGTTGTGCATAGGCCAGCGCCTCGGTGAAGTGCCGAGCGATCTCGGACTTGAACTGCCGTTCTGCGATTGATCGCACAGGAAATTGCACCTTGTACCTGGGTTGGTCAACCAACCAGAACGCGACACGCCGCCCGCGTTTGTAGCCAACCGTCTGGGGTCGGCCGCGCTTGCCCGATCCAAACCCGGTGCCACCCTTGGGCCCTCGGCCAGTGCGTTGCATGATCGCGCCGCCATTGCGGCGATCTAGGTAGAGATCAACATCGCGCCGCTTTGCTGCAGTGCGGCCTCGTGAGCCAGGGCCTGCGGGTGCGTTGCTGGTTACGCCAATGTCTCGATTGGCCCCGAGCCTAGAGAGCAATTGCTGATATTTGCCGCCAGTAATATTTCCCGCTGAATTGGTCTTGCCAATTCCATAACCACCAGGTGTCAGGAATTTGTTGTAATACTCAGGGAACTTACGTCGAATAGCCAGCTCGGACGATTTGGCCGATCGCGTGCCACCACGGGCCAGAACATCCATGTAGCGGCCAGAAGGCACCCCCATAGATGAATCACGCCCTGTTGGCGAGAATGACCCATCGCCATAGTTAAAGCCAACCACGGCGGTAGGGTTAGCTCTAGTGGAGTAGCGCACCAACAGACCGCGCTTGGTCCAATTGGTTGGCTGGTGAACCGCGCCACTGTTAAGGCGGCTTTTCAGGTTGGCATGAATTGATTTGGCGGTTGACGATATTGCCCGTGAGGCAACAAACGGCATCTGACCTGTGATTGTTGCAAGCCATACATCGGCTTTGCGCAGGTCTGAAGTGTCGATGCTGATATTGATATTCGCCATCTATCCCCCCGTAAGCCCCATGGCTTGCAAATAGCGCGCCCACTGCTCCAGGGTCAGCACCACGCGCCATGTTCCCCCGCGAAATCGAATAATGCTGGCAGCGTGTTCTTCTTGAGCGTTAATCCGCTGTTGCTCTGCTGCGGTGGGCTTGACCCTGGCTGCGGCAGCGGTGTCTTCCCAGTTGGCGATCTGGACGACATGAGCCGGAACCCCGTCAAGGTCGCCGGTGTCATCGGCCCGACCTGCTCCTAGCTTTCGTCGCACGGGCAAGCCGAGGGCTTCGGTGAGGATTGCAGCGGCTTCCAGCTCTCCTCGATCCCCTTTGCGCTTTGGTCGGTTCGCCATGCCCTAACCCTACCTCAGCCCAAAGGGAAAAACGATGGGCATTGCGAAGCAAAATGCAATGAGTCGTTGCATTCTGGGATGTCAATAGTGCAATAGCCTAGACGTTTAATCGTTCTTTCGGAGTCAATTCTATCAATTCTGCAAGGTGTTGGCTCAAAGAGCCTGCACATTTTGCAGGTTTGCCTATGTGCATAGTTTGGCGGGATCGATGCCAGTCGTGGCAGCTCTGGAGCAATGTTTCT